TTAGGAATTTTCCAAAATGCATTTAAAAATTCCTCTTCATTTTTATATAAAGTTATGTCAATGTTTCTTTGTGCTATAAAATTAAACCATGCTTGTTCTAATTTATCTCCTTGTTTTAATTCTCCTACTTTAAATTTATTCATTAAATTGTTAACATGTACCCAATTATTAACTATTTCTAAAATAGCTTCATTATGAATTATATATTCAGGATTTTGTTGTCTATTTTGTATATTTTGTTCTCCAAAAAATTCTTGAAAAAAATGTTTATTCGTACTCATATTCTACCTAATTTTATATCATAAAGATAATAATCTCTTAATATTTGATCTAATTTATCTTCAGAAAAATTTTCAATATCTTCTCTTTTTAACTCTTTATATATACTTAATATTTTATCAATGTACACATCTTTTAAATTTTCGTTCATAATGTAGTCTCCGAGATATTCTCTCACTATTTTTTTCATTGTATGATCTTATTTTACTTTACAACTTTTTTCTTTTTTGTTTTACGTTTATGATCTGCTACTTTTTTGGCTAAAGTTTCAGGATTAGAATCTGCATCTATTGCTGTCCAAATTTCCCAGTGCATACCAAATTCTATAAAAGAATAATAAGTGTATCCATTATCTCCCCATCCTGCACTCCATGAATTTCTTATAATGAAACGATCTTTAAGGAAACCGCAAACGCACACTGCATGACCTCCCATCATTTGTTGTCCTGTATAATCAGGTTTCCAAAAATTCATTTTTTCAGGATTATAAACTGGAAATGCAATGTAACAAGGACCATTAGCAAATAATGCTTTCTTTAAAGAATCTAATGTGTTTATTTGTGCGTATCCCTGTATTGTATATTTTGCTGCTTGTTGTCGAAGTTCATCAGTAATAGGTTTTGATGTTAAATAATTATAGTCAGATTCAGGAACAATACCTATTTTATAAAGAATTTCCATTGTATCTCTTGGATACATTCCAGGAGATGCTTGATTTGCTCTTAGTTTATATACAAACCATGGTGACAGATGTTCTTTAAATTGAACATCTGTGAATTCTTGCCATTCTTTAAATGCAGCAGCAGTTTGTGCTGAACAAGTTCCTTCAGATCCTTGATCTCTAATAGATCTCATCTGAGGTCTATAGTCCCAAACTTCTGGTAATTTTACTGGATCAGGATATATTGTTTCTACTAAATAATCTCTGGGATCAACTGGTGATTTCTGTAAATCAAATTTATATTGTGCTAAGTCTATCATATTCTATAAGTTATTTTATTTTATATATTCAAATAAAAAATCCTCAAAATAAATTTGAGGATTTTAAATATATTAAGTATTCTTTAAGTCTCGTTTTTCTTCTATTGTCATCGCTAACATATCAGCACAATGTATAAGACGTACTAAAGGATGATCTATTGCTTGATTATATGCATAATAATGAGGATTATTTGTAATACTAACGCTTGGTTCAGACGATCCCATGTGCCAACGTATAGCCATTGCTTCAGCATCTGTTAATTTAATATATTTAGAAATTAAATATAAACTTTTTTCACCGTGACCTAATGGAAAAGTATCATTAGGTGTCCATCCAAAATATTCTTTCCATTTGTTTTGATCATCTTTTGTCCATTTTTTTTCTTTTTTATAAAAATTTGTTTTACACATATCATGAAATAACCCACATATAACAACAGATTCTCTAAGATATTCAAGATCTGGATTTTCTTTAACAATAAAATTGAAATTATGAAGAGCAAATCTTGTTACTATAACAGAATGATCTAATAATCCTCCGTCATAATTTCCATGAAATTGAGTTGATGCTGGAGCAATAAAAAAATCAGTTTCTTTTTCAATATATGAAATTAATTCTTTTATACCCTCTCGTTTAATAAGTTCTATTGCTTTATAAAAACTTTCTTTTTGATTATTCATATTTTTATTCTGTAAAAAGTGAAACACTACTCACATGATAATCTGGGTCATCATCATGTGTAATTTTCGGTGTTATTAATATCATTGGATCTACTTCTGTATAAACATCTTTTTCTATTATAAGTTTTTGTGTATTGGTTAATCTGTCATCTTCTTTAAGATTTCTTAATATCATATAAGAAACATCTTTAATTTGTCCATCTATAAGTTTAAACGTATTAAATGTTGGTATTTCTTCTTCTAATATTAATCTGGCAATACAATAAATTTTATCTCCTTTAATTAGGACATACTGTCCATATTTTTGTCCTAATGTGTAATTTAAAATATCCTTTGAAAAAACTCCACCCCTTCCACGACTCCATACTTTAAGTTGAATTCCTGTTATAGTAGGAGGAATAACTATTGTATGATGATTTTCAAAAATTGTTACCATAAAATTATCTATAACATTAGGTATAATTTCATCTATAACCAAATCTTTAATAGTATAATTAATTTCTTCAATTGAGCCCTTTTCATTATCTAATTGTTTTACCATATCTTTATTTTTTAATATTAATAAATTTATATGCTGTAAATTCTATAATCATTTTTGCTGTTAAAAATTCTTGATCTTCTATCATTTTCTTAATTTGTCCTGACCAAGTACTTGGATCGACAATCATCCCGGGTTGTATAAGATATTCATAAACTTGTTTAAGATTCCCCTTTTGATAATTTTTAATAATATCTTTAACTCGAGGTTCTCTCATCATATTTATTTTTAACAGTCATACCATAAAGGCATTTTTCATCTTTATCTTTAACCCATATTTGTCCTACACCATCTACAACTTCTTCTCTATTGTGTAATTGTTCATGGATAGACATTGTACTTCCCATACCAAAATCCATGGTTAACCCACATATTTCACATTGAATTATTGTTTTCATTATTTCTGTTTTAAAAGATTTTCAAAATGTTTTAATTCGTTAATCATTTCAGCATTATAAAATTCTAATGCATCTAATACAGTTTTTTTATCTAATTTATAAACTTTACAATATTCATTAATTACATCATTACTAATGTTCATTTTTCTTTCTTTAATTTCTTGTGTTTTTTTAACACCTTTAGTATACATCCATCCTGGAACATATTTATATTGTTTTCTGATAAAATTTTGCCAAAAGTCTACAACTGCAGAGTGGTTAATTTTAATATGTTGTAATGCATTTGCTTGTAGTGGAAAATTTATACACATACGTCTTGACAACATAAAATATTGCTTTCGTTTTTCACCTGAAGTAATTGAAGAGTATTCTTTAGGATTTGTAAACAAAATTTTTATAAAATCAAAAAGTTCCATTTCATTTATATACTTATAATTAAAAAAGTTTTATTTTATTTAAAATAAAGATGTTCCTTTTATTTTATCAATTTCTTTAAAAATACTAGCTTCATTATCATTTTTTCTTTCTTTAACATATCTAGTTCCTTCAAGTAAATTATACATATTTAAATTAGCATAATTTGTTCTTGGTTTTTCAAGATTTATAGTCTTAATTTCATGAAACTTTTCAATTATTGACGATGGAAAAAATAATGTATTCAAAACTACTAATTTTAGTTGTCGTTCAACTCTTGTATCAATATCAAATGGGGGATTTTGTTTAGTTACAATTTTAATAGCTTCTAAAACTTTATCAGTGTTAGCATATACTTCTATTGTACCTATTTTATTTCCTATTTTATCTTGTAAATATTCATAAATTTTTTCAAATTTAGAATTAGTTACACGCACTTCAACTCCTTTATCATTTAACCATGTATAAATAGCTGGAATATTATCTCCATCATCCCCACAAAATATTTTACGAAGAGCTATCATTTCACCATCTACAACTTCTGTTTTTGTTTTTTCAGCCGATATAATTTTTTTAAAATCTTCTTTATCAACATTTATCGAACCTTTCATGTTAAAAATATCTATTATTTCTGTTTCATTTATCCAAGTTTGAAAATATTCTGGAACATAAAGTTTACGAGAGGCATTTTTTCCTTGCATAAAAGGATTAAAAACAGTAGAAAATACTATTTTATTATTGAACGGAAGAGTTTTAAATCTAACAAGTTGACGTAAATCTTCATCACCAGAAACAATAATAACATGTTGTGATTGATTATCAATTAATTCGTGCGTCCAAAGCGAAACGATATCATCTCCCTCTGCAGTAGGAATTTTAGTCACAATCATTCCATTACTTTCTATTATTTCGGAGAATTCAGTAAGTGCTGCATAAACATTATCCCAATTAATAAAAGCAGATTTAGTTCTTTGTGCTTTATATCCTTCATTTTCTTCAATTTTTATATCTCTGCGCCAAGATTTATCATCAAGAGCAAATATTACACGGGCAGGATTAATTAATCTAATAATATATGCAACATCAGTTGCCATTTTTCTGATTAATTTATCTATCTCAGATTGAGAATCATAAGAATATTGTTTAGAACCATACCCCGAAGTTATATATAGAGATCTCCATGCAATATTGTTAAGATCAAAAATTAAATTTGTCATTATTTTTTACGTTTACAATTGTTAAAATGATACCTTTATTCATATGTTTGTTGTTAGGATTTATAGTTAATATATTTAATTTTATAATAATTATTTCTTTTTTATATCTCCTGTTTTCCAAAAATGTTTTAATCTTTTTCTTTGTTCTAATGTAAGTTTTTTTCCTATCATGAATTTTATAGAACGTTCAATATCTTTTTTTGTTATTGTCATATTTTATTTTATTTTATTTTAAATTGTTCTGGATGATCTCGTAATAATTTAGTGCCAAGTATAATTGTTTCCTCTGCTGAAGAATGTAATGCACCTTTTGATAATACAACAATATGATGTGCAGTTGCTTCTATTTCTTCGTCTGTTGGTTTATAATCCTGAAGTGCAAGGATTTCATCGGCAATATCGTCAATGTCTGAAGGCGGTATTCCTATAAGTTTTGTATTACCTAAAGGCATTACCCATTTATTAAGTATCTTAATTATCTGTTCTCGTTTCATTTTATCTATTTTTTTAATTATTCTATTTTAGAACATATTAAGATAGTTGAATCGTCACTTACTGAATACGAATAAGTGTCTTCAAATTTACTTATCCAGTCTTCTGTTTTATAACATAATGGAAATGTATCAATCGCTACTGTTGTAGTATAGTCATCTATTTTATTGTATTCTGTATATATACATTGCCAACAATAATCTTCTTTCGTACAGGATAAAAGTATTATTAACAATATTACAAATATTAGTTTCATACTGTTAATTTATTAATTATTTCTTGTTTTTTACCAGTTTGTTTTATACCTTCCATAAATAAAGGAGTTTGTACAAAATGTTTACTTGATATCCATGTTCTTAAATCTAAATCATCTATAGCAACCCATGAATGTGGTTTTAATTTATCTGCATGATCTAATATCTCCTTTGCTCTTACTTCTTCTAATAATTGAGTTGTTTTATATGGATAAGTTGTAGTTACATCTATTGGTTTCTTTATAACTTTTTGCCATTCAAATATTTCTTGTAAACTTTTTAATGAATAGTGTTCTTTCCAATCGGAAGATATTATTATATCTGCTTCGGTTTGTTGTAATATTTGATTTAATACATTAACAGCCTTTGCATTAAAACGATATACATATCCCCATTCTGTAAGTTTAGGGTGTATTTCACTTCCTAAACATAAAACACCATCAATATCAAGATAAAGAAATTTCAATTTAAATAATTTAATATATTCTCTGTTTATTATTAATCATATTATATAATTTAACATATAAACTTGGTGTTTCTAAATTTTCTACATATTTGTCTATAAGTTTTTCTATATCTTCATTTTTCATTTCGTAAAAAATATAAATTTCTAATGGATTTTTACGATCAATTCCTTCACTTTCTTTTAAAAATCTAAACCTATATCCGTGTGATGTAAGTTTAACAATTTTTTTCCTAAATAATTCTTCTTGTTCAAAATCGGGATTAGTTGTTTTCATAATTTTTATTTTTTAACGTAAAAATATGTTATGTTATCGAGTTCAGTTATATCTATAATTTTTAAATCATGATTATTTAATAATTTTATAACTTTTTTTCTACTTAAATAATAATTAGGTTTATCGTGTAATTTATTAATTAACCAATCTGTAATTTTTAATCTTTTTAATATATTGTCTTTATAAATTTTATTATCTCTAAAACACCCAATAAAATTAGAATTAGGAGAAAGAACATTTATAATATTTTTAAAAAATTTATCTATATCTGATATTTTATTCAATTCTTTACATTGAATTAAGGTTTTAATTTTTTTAATTTCATTAAAATCATAGTAATAATGATGTATAGAAGATAATACTAGAGTATTAAGATCTTTTTCTAAATTTAAAGTACTTAAATAATATAAAAAATTATAGTTATTTTCATTTATTAAAGTCTTAAAAATATTTTCATTCTGTTCTACTTGTTGTATTTTATCTTTTACTTTATTTGTATTTTCCATTTGTAAATATAATCAAAAAACATTTTAGAAAAAA